TTCTTAGATTATCCCGCAGAATTTGGAATTAGTTTTTTGATGGCTGATGGTACCTTGAATGCATATTTACCACAGATATTGAAATGTGCTCTAAAGTCAATCAGTATTAAATATGGAGAAGATACTACCTTTACAACATTTAGTCAAGATGCATTTGGTGCCGCACCAACAAAAATTACAATGTCACTGACATTCAGCGAACTTGAAATTCTCACTAGAGATAGGTTTGGCTGGAAATTGGGCAACAAACAATCACCATAAGGCAATACATGGGATACTTCAATTTTTTATCTAATGTTGGATATCGGGATAGTAATGGCAATACAGTCATTGCTCGAAATATATTAACCCGAGGAAAAATTATAGATAGCATCAAAGAATCACAGTCGGGATATCTTAAGTATACAATCAAGGATGAGGAAAGACCTGAGACTTTAGCAGATCGCATATATGGACGATCTGATTATCATTGGATCATTCTTCTGTTCAATGAAATATTGGATCCGTTCTTTAGTTGGCCCCTAAGCATTAATGAAATGGAACACCAAATGCAATCTGTATATGCAGGAAAAGCAATTTTCATATATCCTCCGATGCTTTTTGATGTTGATAAGAGGATGGTGTTGGATCGTAGAGTTGTTCATTTTGAGGTTGGTGATGTTGTACAGCAAAAGGCATTAGATGGAACAGTCTTGGCAACAGCAACTATCAAACTGTGGGATCCCAATTTATACAAAATTGTAGTAGATAACATCACAGGAAGTTTTTCTCTTCAGGGAGAAGCGGCAAGAAATTCTAGTGTTATTGGTGATCCGACTAGATTGGTTCGTGACATCTACACCGTAACTAGCGAAGGTAAGCAAATATCGGCTCCTATGGTAAGAATTACCGATGATAACCAATATGCACTTCATCACTTTGAAAAGAGTGATGGCGAAGTAATTTCCCCACTCTATCGCCCCACATCATTAGCCAATGATGGAAGTAGACAGAAAAGTTTTTCCTCGCTCATTGATCGATATGTTTTGGGAAGAGTTGAAGTCATTGATATGGGGGTGGACGAAAATGACGATTCCTTGGGATATGCAAATAGCATTACCAATATATCACATGAAGAAACAGTCAATGAGAAAAAGCGAAATATTAAGATTATGCGTCCCGAATATATCGATCCACTCCTCAGAGATTTTAGAAAATTATTTCAGACATCCATTCCTCGGTAAGGCAATAAATGACACAAAGCGGCAGTGATACGATGAATAAACCAGGAGATGTCTCGATAGACGAGATCACTCTTAAGTCTTACACTGGATTTACCATGAGTCTCAAGGGTGTATTTGAGAATTTTATTATCTACGAAGACATCTTTTCCAATTGCATGTCGGGAAGTATTACGCTTATCGATTCGATGAATATGGCGAAGAACTTTCCTATCATAGGAGCAGAAACACTTACAATCACCTATCGAACCCCAATGAGCGGGAGAGATCCTGTTAGATTGGTGTTTCGAACTTACAAGATTTCAGTATTGACCGAAACAGCACAAGAGTCGGCACAAATGATTCGAATTGAATTTGTCTCGCATCAGGCAATTAAGAGCATGCAGAGCAAAATTTCAAAATCTTATATGAATATGCCTGTTTCAAAAATGGTAAACAGTATATTTGATGAGTACCTCGCAATAGACAATGGAGAAAATAATGGATTGCTTTCGGCTGCTGGCAGGGGCGCGGCAGCAGGAGCACTTATTGGGACACCAGTTCCGTTAATTGGTGCAGTTGTTGGTGCCGTGATCGGAGGTGCAGTCGGTCTTCTCGGGGAAGCATTAGACGATGACAAAATCCACTTGGCATCAGTTGTCGAAACTTATGATACTCGCTCATATGTAATTCCTTATTGGACACCACTATATGCAATCAATTGGTTGGCACATCAAGCAAGAGCAAAAAACAACACTTCTATGTGTGATTATGTGTTGTTTCAGAATTCACGAGGACATCATTTTGTTCCAATTTCTGCTTTGAAAAAAGCAGCATCTTCATTCACATATACAAATTATCCCGATGGATTTCGAAGCGATGATGGGACAAGAATGATAGAGTCTGAACTCAGAAACATACAATCATATGTTATTGAGGATATGACAGACAAAATCAAACAACAGAGTTTGGGAATGCTTGCATCGGCAATATTGACTCATGATATGACTACAAAATCATGGGCTTCAACTCAATTTAAATATGATAAGTCCTTTATGAATGATGGATCTCATTTAGAGAAAAATCCTTTAGTCCCAAGAGGAAAGATTGATTATACCGATGCAGTAGAGTCTCATATTCGGTTTTATCCCAACACAACATATACGATGTCGGGATTGGTTCAGGTTAGTGATCCTGACGAAACTATTTTGATTCGACAGTCGTTGCTTAATCAGATTAATTCTATTAATCTTATAATGAATTGCTATGGGGATACCAATGTTGTGGTAGGGCAAGTAATAGACTTCAAAACAATCTCAAAGGAATCGACTAAAAATAAAGACAACTATGAAGACGATTACCTCAAAGGAAGATATTTGGTTACTGCCATTAAGCATGTTGTTACAGATAGAGAACATCTGATGACAATGACCGTATCGAGAGATTCGTTTTCAGAACCAATTGCGGATTACAAAAAAGCAGAACTTGCACTGGAGACATCATGAGCACAAGTCAAGAACCAACAAAAGCAGAATACATGGGGAAGAATGGCTTCATTTGGTGGCAAGGAGTTGTCGAGGACATTTACGATCCGTTAAAATTGGGTCGCGTTCGTGTTCGCGTTCTTGGATGGCACTCAAACGACAAAACACAAATACCAACACAAGATCTTCCATGGGCGCATGTAATTATGCCTGTAAATAGCACATCGGTATCGGGTAAAGGATGGTCTCCTACAGGGCTTGTTCAGGGAGCATGGGTTATTGGATTCTTTCGAGATGGTACAAATTCACAAGAGCCTGTTGTTATGGGATCAATTGGCGGCATTAACACTGTAAATATTCCTATTCCTTGGGAACTTTCAGAGATACCAAATATTCCGTTTGCAGATCCCGAAAGTGTTAAAAAAATGTTTGCTGCTGAAGTTGAAAGTAAAAAGGCTGAAATTCTTGCATCATTAGATGCTGCAAAAAATGATGTTGGAATTAAACCATACCAACTTCCTAAGAATCCAACAATTGATCCAAAAATGGGATTTGCTGATCCTGATGGTCTCTATCCACTGATCTCTAGAATGGGTGAGGCAGATACAAATCGCCTTGCAAGAAATGAGCAAATTGAAAATACCATCGTACACAAAAAGAAAAATGATTTAGAAATTTGTGCAACTGCTCTATATGGATTTTGGTCAGAACCACAAACCCCATATGCAGCCCAATATCCGTTCAACAATGTATATGAATCTCAGGCAGGACATATCATTGAATATGATGATACCCCAGGGGCAGAACGAATTCATTGGTATCATTGCTCGGGCACATTTACTGAAATTCATCCAAGAGGAAGTGAAGTTCACAAGGTTGTTGGTAATGCATGGGACATTACCACAAACGATAAGATGATCCTCGTTAAGGGCAATTGCTCCTTCAATGCAAACAAAACATTGAAGATAATGATGGGGAAAGATCTTGAAATTGAAGTTGGTGGTGATGTAAAGATGTATGTAAAGGGCAATATGACCACGGATGTTGGTGGAAATTGTTTGCATAAAGTCAAAGGAACATACACATTATCAAGTGAAGGAAATATGGTTATTGTAGCACCGCGTATAGATTTGAACCCCGAAGGCGAAAATTCATCAACAGTACAGACACTCTTAAGCAAAGCAAGAGGTTTTGTTAATGGATTGATTGATCGACTTAGCCCAACAGATTTACAGATAAAGAATCGAGAATAACCTATGAGTTTTAATATTCCCAATCGATCAGTTCCCGTTACAACAGCAACTCCATCAAGCAGTGCTCAAGGTTCTGTATACACAACACAGGATATTGAAACATATACCTTTGAGCAAAACAATCAAACAAAGAGTTATGCTGCATTGGGAGCAGCAGACAAATCAGTAGCATCAACGGGCGAAGAGGTTAGTATTAAGGGAATGGTCAATGTGCCTGTTGCTACCGATTTTTCAGAATCAAAGAAAAGTATTAACGAATTGACCGCACAGCGCGGCGATCTCGCAAGTATTCCCAATATTGATATATGTGCATTCATGGGAGATACTTCCTCGTTTGATCTTGATCTTCCAAACTTAAAATTGGGCGATCTTCCATCACTAAATGAAATCATGGCAGGTATCAATGGCATAACTCTTCCTTCTCTTGAATTTGCTTCTGATGCAATTCTAGGAGTTATTGGAAAACTGAACAGTGCTGTGAATGATATTTCAGCAGCGATCCAAGGGAGCATCCCAACAATCTCATGTGGTAAGCCTCAAGGAACGGTTGATGTTCCACCAATTCCTCAAATGGGAGATGCCTTGAAATTCGATACAGCATCGCCAATTGATCCATTTATCGCAGAGCCTGTTCCATATGGTACAAATCCCAATATTATTCTTGAATCTCCTGATGTTACAGTCAAGAGTCTAAACGATCTAATTGATGCAGGAGAGTTCTGATGGTAGCAAATATGACAGGAATTCTTCCGATAGAGTTTTATTATCCCGATGGGTTCGGTGAATTGAACATCGTTGAACAAGACGAATCCCTGACAGACACGATAATAGAGGATATTCTTTGGATGAGTCCTGCATTGATGAATCAGTCATACAATGAAACCTCTCCCTCTAGACCAATATTTGAACAGCAAAGGGTTCTTCGCCCCCAAGAACAGGGTGTTGAATGTAGCATTGGTTTAAAACTTGTGGCAGTGTATTACAATTATGTTGGTGCTCCCCCACCAACAGGTGGGCCGATTAAATATGCAATTGTAGAAGGTGTATTCCCCCCAAGTTTGACTCTCGATATCGATACAGGACATCTGTATGGCAAAATTGATGACTTGGATGATATCTTTCCCTTAGAATTTGGACTTACTAATCCCGCAGGAATTCCACAAGAAGATCGGGATATTGTTGCAGCAGACACCTTTGCATTTGATTATGGTGAACAGACTCCTAGGAAGTTTACAGAAGACAACTATGCAAAGCGAGGATCTGCTTCTTTATATCGGGCAGGGTTTCCGATTGCTAAGGGGATTGGGTTTGTGGCAAGGGCATTTGATTCTTTATTACCGAGCAGTTACATTGACGGAAGGTTCATAATTGATGCAGACAACAATTGGTCATCGGACAGAGATGAATTCATCCTAAATATCAGAAATCAGATGTTCATTGATGGATTCCCCGTGACAAATAAAGAATATCTTACCACCATGAAAGATCGTGGTTATTTTCGAAGTTGCTAAAGGAGTTTTATGCCAGCCGCACATAGACATACGGACATATGCACAGGACATCGGTGTTTTCCCCCAAGACCAAATCTTGAAGGATCAAAGAATGTATTCGTTAACAGTCTTGGATGGCATCGAAAGGGCGATAAATGGGCAACTCATTGCTGTGGCGATAACTGCCATATAAGCAAAACAGCAATCGGATCGTCTTCTGTTTATATCAATAGCCTTCCCGCAGCACGGGTAGCAGATCCTATTCATTGTGGATCTGCCTGTGCTAGAGGCAGTACAAATGTATATTGTGGAGGTTAATACAATATGATTTCATCTTTTATTCAAGGTTGGTTTGAACTTGGAATTGCCGTCTCGGGAGTTATCGGTGGCGTTATCACAGGTATTGCATATGCAAGGTCGAAGAAAAAACAAGAAGACAAAATTTATATTGAAGAGGCTTCTATAAATTCTAGGGGTTCAAATTTTCAATTAAAGCACACAAATATCCATGAAACTTTGACGGGGTTAAGAATTCAGACAGGCGCAGAAAAGGCAAAAATTGGATACTTCCACAATGGTGGAAAATTTCTTGATGGAACTCCCATGAAAAAATTCAGTATCACCCATGAATCATGTGAACGGGGAGTGGTATATGACGGGGGAAACCTACAGGGTATTTTGGTCACAATGTTTTGGAATCTCATCGAGAATATGCGAGATGATAGTCCAGGATCTTACATAACAGAAGGAATGCCTGACGGCTATTTTCGATCATACAACAAGTCAAATGGAATTGTTCGATACAGTATTTTGCCAATCATGAAACAAGATTTGTATATTGGATTTGTACAATTGGAGTGGTTCCATGAAACTGAAGTTCCAACGGTAGAGGAAGAAAAAAGAATTAGACAACAGTTTGAGCAAGCACGGGACTATATCGAACTTGAATTGGCACTACAATAATGCTTAAAAGTCAGAACACATCTATCGATCTTGATATCAACTTTGACCGCAATCCATTGTCGGGAGATGTTGCATTACGCCGAGACGAAGAGGCAATTAAAAGATCTTTGCGAAATTTAATTCTCTATCGTAGGGGAGAGAAGCCATTTCATCCCGAGATTAGTTCAGGGGTGCAAGATATGCTATTCGAATTGATCGATCCCGTAATGGTGATTGAACTCAAAAAGCGAATTTCAGAGGTTATTCGAAATTATGAGAAAAGAGTCAGTAATGCAATTGTAAGTATTGTAGATGTGCTAGATAGGAATGAGATTCGTATCACAATTCACTTCAC